AACAGAATCAACGAAATCGACATTAAGGTTGATAGCGTTGCTGTTACGGCAACCACCAAGAAGCTTAAAGCTAAGTGGTCGCCAGAACTGGCTCAGGATTTGAATGCTTACCACAATCTCGACGCTGAAGTCGAATTAACCAGCATTCTGTCGGAGCAGGTTGCACTTGAGATCGATCAGGAAATTCTTGAGGATCTTATCAAGGGTGCGACTGCTGGTACGCTGTACTGGTCGCGTCGACCCGGTAAGTTCGTGAATCGCGAGACTGGTGCTAACTTGGCATCACCAACCGCGCCACCGGACTTCACTGGTACGGTTAGCGAGTGGTACGAGACTCTTGCTGAAACCATCAATGATGTTTCGGCTCGTATCCATCGCAAGACGCTTCGCGGCGGTGCGAACTTCATCGTTTGCTCCCCAGAGGTTGCAAGCCTGCTTGAGTTCACTGCTGGTTTCCGCGCTGCGGTTGCCGTTGACGAACTGAAGGGTGGAAGCGTTGGTGCTGTCAAGGTCGGCTCGATGAGCAAGAAGTTTGACGTTTACGTTGATGCTTACTTCCCTCGTGGTGTTATCTTGGTTGGTCGTAGAGGCAATAGCTTCCTTGAGAGTGGCTATGTATATGCTCCTTACGTTCCGCTACAGGTTACGCCGACCATCTTTGGTACGGAAGACTTCGTGCCCCGCAAGGGCGTGTTGACTCGCTACGCCAAGAAGATGGTTCGTCCTGACATGTACGGCGTTGTTGTTTGTCAGAATATCACTGGTTAATCCGGTTATTTTACAATAACATAGCGTAAAATTTGAACCCCCGGTCTTCGGACCGGGGGTTCTTCTTTATGGGAACTATTTATTAATAGAAGGAGTTTATAATAAATGGCGAAACCAACTTTAAGACCAGCAAGCTCTACTTCCACTGTAATTTTACCAAGCAGCACAACGCCCCTTGCTGCTTATACGGGAAGTTACCCTTTTGGAATTTATAAATCAGGAGGATCACTTCAGTCGACCTATTTTGCATCAGGGGCCTCAGATCAAGTTGCTTTTACTTATAGAAAATTAGGTGGCGATGTCCTCGATGTTGAATTAACAATTCAAAATGTATTTGCGGCCTATGAAGAGGCTGTTTTAGAATATTCTTATATAATAAACTTACATCAGGCTAAAAATGCACTGCCAAATCTATTAGGAAGTGCAACCGCCAGTTTTGACCATAATGGAAATCCAGTCTCAGGAAACGCATCAGGGAGCAAAGCAGAGCTTAAATATCCTAAATTTAGAATGGAATACCCAAGCAGAATTGCAAGAGGCATTTCTACAAAAGCCGGTTTAAATGGTGACATTAGGTATTATTCATCTTCTATAACAATAACTGATAATGTACAAGATTATGATTTACAATATTGGGCTTCCTCAAGTCAGGGCGCCGTCGTTGGACCGGAAGGAAACAAGAAAAGGATTATTGTTGATAAGGTGTGGTATAAAACACCATTTACTATGTGGCGTTTTTATGCTTATTATGGAGCTTTAAACGTAATAGGAAATTTAAGCACCTACGGTCAGTATTCAGACGATTCGACATTTGAAGTTGTGCCAACGTGGCAGAATAAAGCACAGGCCATGGCCTACGAAGACTCAATATATACAAGGGTTAGTCACTATTCTTATGAAATTATCGACAACCGCTTAAGACTGTTTCCAGAGCCGGAAGGCGGTGGCTATCCAGATAATATATGGTTTCGCTGGTATGTGGAGGACGGTGCACTAGAAGAGGACTCCAGCAGAAAAGAGGGGGTAGATGGCATTAATAACATGAACTCCCTTCCTTTCAACAATATAGCTTATACCAACATAAACAGCATAGGGAAACAGTGGATTCGAAGATATGCACTGGCCGTAACAAAAGAAATGCTCGGGCAAATACGAGGAAAGTTTGGCGGTTCTATCCCCATTCCCGGTGATAACGTTTCTCTAAACGCATCAGATCTTTTAAGTCAGGCCGCCACCGAAAAGGATGCGCTAAAGGCCGAACTCAATGCCATTTTAGAAGAATTAACATATGCTAAAATAGCAGAAACAAATGCGGGAATGGTCAAAACTGCAAATGAAACTTTTGCTCAAATCCCCATGGTAATCTTTCAGGGGTAATAAATGGCAGGCAAAAATAGAAAAGACGAATGGGAACAGCCAAGTAGTCCTCCGGGTCCTCTGTTTTTTAATAAAAAAGAAAGAGATTTTGTTAAACAAGTTACTGATGAGGTTACTGAGAGGGTTGTCGCCCAACCTGTGCTATACTATCCATTAAGTATAGAGCATACTGATTATCATCCAATTTATGGAGAGGCGATTGAGAAAACCTTCTTGCCTCCTGTTCGTGTATATGCTCTGGTTGAATTCAATGGATATGAAACAGAAACTTCAGAGTTCGGCGTTGACAAAAGGGCCGCCCTAACAGTACATTTTAGTAAAAGAAGGCTAACCGAAGATCAAGATTTATATGTTAGGGAAGGCGATTTTATTTTATATGGAAAAATCTTTTACGAAATTACTAAATTGAATGAGCCAAAACAATTATTTGGGCAAATCGAATATAGATATGAAATAACCGCAGAGTGCGTAAGATCTAGAAAGGGCAAGTTTGATGCACGATAATAAAACGACACCAGAAAAGGCACTTGTACCATCATCTTTAGAGACGGTGGATTTTGCCATATTTAAATGGCTGGATGAAACTCTTGATCTTTACACTAAATCCAACGAGGGGATGAGAAAGGTTCCTATTATTTGGATTACAGCAGAAAGAGCGTTTCAGGTTAAAAATAGTAAAGAACTTAGGGAGATAGATTCGCAAGCGATAATATACCCAGCAATGATAATAGAGCGAACCTCTGTTGCAAAAACAGAAATGAACAACAGGGTGGTACCGGGGAATATATTTCCAATTTCTTTATATGAGGGAGATCCTAAAAAAGGCGCCTTCCCCATTTCAAGAAAAATAGTGAAAGATAAAACAAGAAATTTTAAAAATGCGGAATCAAAAAGGCTTTTTAACCAAAACAATTTTAAATACCCCGAAGATGTTAAGGGGGTACCCCCAGTGTATGAAACCTCTTACATCCCTTATCCTGTTTTTTTAGATATTAATTATAATATTAAAATAAGAACACAGTATTTACAACAATTAAATCAAGTTTTACAGCCTTTTCAAACCTTTACAGGGGGAATTAATCAATTTGTTGTGGACTACGAACAACACAAATACGAGGCGTTTATTGAATCGGATTATGGTATTTCAAGCAATTCAACAAATTTGGGCGAAGATGAAAAGAGGTTTGATGCCGAGATAAAAGTGAAAGTGCTTGGCTATATAACAACCAACGATGTCAATCAAAACACCCCTGTTGTGGTTAAAAGAGAGGGGCCTGTTAAGGTTCGCTTTACTCGTGAAAGAGTTATGGTTGAGGACATCAACGAGACCATTAAAAATGGTTTTTATAGAGAGTAAGTATTTTGCTTTTTCAAAAACTATTTACCTTAGAGTAATTTGAACCTATAAGGAGATTATAAAGTATGGCAGTTTCAGCTAAGAATTTTAAATTTATCTCACCACAGATTCACATCGAGGAGATTGATAAATCTCAAATCCCTGCTGCAGCCGCAGCGGTCGGACCTGTGATTATTGGTAGAGCACCAAGAGGACCGGCTTTTACACCAGTTCAGGTTAATAGTTTTTCAGAATTTGTACAAACGTTTGGAAATCCGGTTGCCGGCGGATCAGGTGGCGATGTGTGGAGAACTGGCAATTACACATCTCCCATGTATGGAATGTATGCCGCTCAATCGTGGTTAAAGAACGGTGAAACTGCAACTTATATTAGACTTCTTGGCATCGAATCGGACAATGCCACTGGTGCAGGACAAGCCGGCTGGCAAGTAGGAAACGCATACGATCAGACCGATACCCATGGTGGCGCGTATGCTCTGGTTGTAGCCCCCTCTGGCTCTGACGCACAAATCTCTACTGGCTCCATCGCTGCCATTTTTTACCTAGAGAGCAACGGCGCCCTCATGGTGACTGGTGAAAATATGATTGGCGCCGCCTCGGATACGATCAGCAGCGCCAGTTGGCTGCTTAAGCAAGAAGCCACTCAGGCCGCAGGATCACCAAAGGTGACTCTTGATTTCACAGGCACTAGCTTCCCTGCAGGAAGTTTTACTGTTAGTTTTGACAAAGGTCGTGGAGATTTCATTCGTAAGGTTTTCAATACAGACCCAACTTTATTGGGACGCCAGTCCTCATATGGTGAAGTTAAGTACTTTTTAGGTGAAACGTTTGAAAACT